GGGAACGCGCGATAAACGAGCGGCCCGTCGTGGCATTCGGAATTTCCCGCGACGTAACTTCGGCCGACTTGATGACGATTCGCATATAAACCCCCTGCCCTAGTGGGCAACTTGAAGCGGCCCGCACCATGCAGGCCACCATTCACCGATCACCGGAGAGAACCAGCCGCCGCCTTTCGCGCGGCGCACTTTCCATTCCGGGAAAACATGTTCCCGAATGTAGCGCGGCAGCACCCACCAACTACGCCGCACCCGCTCGTCGGTTTCTAGGCCACCGTGAGCGTGCAAGCGGCACCCCTTCGGCCAGGGCGCAGCAACGTCCTTGCACTTGCTCGCATACTTCATCAGGTAGCCGACACCCTTCCTGGCTTCAACCCGCTGCGACATGCCGTGCGGCCACATCCCGGACTTGTCGGGCTTCGGCAACGCCAGGTCACGACGCAGAAAGATAATCGCGTGATAGTGGATGCGGCCGGACTTGTGCTGTTCCGCGACCCACACGAAGCGCAATTTTTCCCCACGACGGCTGCACCAATGACGCGCCGCGTCGAGATACTTGGAAATATGCCGCGGCTGCCAGTCGACGTCGGGTCGATAGGTCAACGTGACGAACCAGGGACGAAGGCGACGCCCGCGCGTGTCGGTGCGTTCCTTGTGGAAGTCACCCGCGCAAGACAACGACTTGAACAACCGAAGCGACCGGCGACGCGCTTCCTTGATCTTTTGAAGCTCAGCGAAAGGTCGCGTCTGACTTGTTTCTAATCTGACAAGCCCTGCCGGTTCGGCCGGGGCGGCGCCTGCGGCGCCGCTTCCCGGCCGACCGGCAAACACCGTGCAAGCTGCGACGGCGCCAGGGTTCACAGCCCTGCCCCGCGCAACTTCGATACCAGGGAGATGAACGCGCGATATTGCGCCGTTGCACAGGCGAGGCAGTAGCGATGCTGGCCCGCCTCGTATTCACCCTGGCGCACGTGCATGGAACAGCCGCACGTCTGACACTTCACGAAGATGAACGGCGGCGCGGGCCGCTTCACGTGAGCGACTCCGACCAGACCTCGTAAACTACCTCGTCCTCTAGGTACGGATCCGCATTGCGGACCGTGACGCGCCAGCCGCCCAGGGCCAGCCCGTGAGCCACTGCCAGGGCGCGTGTCAATGACACTTCGACGCCCGTGATGGTGTGGCCGTCATTCGCGGCGGTTAGCAGATACTCGCCCTGTAATTGCTCGCTCGGCGGTGCGCTTTCTGGCTTGAGTACTGCGGACATATCGGACCCCCGTTAGCTAGTGGGCCGGAAACTATCAGTCGCCAGACCATCATGCAAGGGTCGCAGATATGTGTATCAAGCGCCGGCCGACGGCCGGCGCTCTGCTCCCCGCACGCCGCTGCGCGGCCTAAGACCGGTTTAGCACGGGAGAAGATGACTCCGGCTGCGGACCGGCGCCTGCGGCATCCAGGCGACGTATGTTGTCCGCTTTCGCGTCGATCACCGGCCGCGCAGGGTCAAACACTTTTCCCGCCATGAAATCGCGGCAAACTTCGGTACTCACCGGCGCATCGCCCTGGCCATTGGAACACTTGCAAATGTGCTGCTGGCCGATTTTGATCGACAGACAACCAGTAATGCGAGGCACCGAAACGAGCTGCGCCCGGTCCCGGTAGAACGGAGCGGACCAGGGCCAATGCGGGATGACCGGAAGCACCGACGCCGACTCAAGGTGATACCCGCGGCCTTGATCCGCCGCGGCCTCGAGACTCGCTGCGACATCCTGGCCGGTCGTTTGTTCGTCATCCCCCAAGGATGACAGACCGGACCACGCAAACCACGCCAGAACGATGATACCCAGGATGGACCCGCCCAGCACTGCGAACGGCTTGAACGGTATTTCCTTTTTGACCGTGTGCATGTCCGCAGACTTGTAGACACCGTATCTTTCCCTCGGGAACGAGAACCGCGACTGGAGCGCCAGGTTACGCTTGCCACGTTCGTTCGGGTCCGTCGCTTCCTCCCACTGATACACAGTGGCCACTTCCTGGCCGAAGGTGCGCTTTAGGTGATAGTGGCGCCCCGTGAGCTTGCGCACCGCAATATCAAGCAGCTGGGGATGCTGCGTTATGAGGAAAATATCGAAGCCACGATGGCGATGCGTTTCAAATTCCGCTACATGCGGAGGAACCGACGCACCTTGCTTACGAGGCGGAAAAACCCGCTGACACTCATCGATAACGACAATGGACCCATTCGGAAGCGTAGGCCAGAGAAGCGGATCACTGAGCGACTCCCAAGGTAACGTAAGTTCCGGGATGCCCGACTGATACACGGGGCGGCCGGTTTCCTGCCGCAACTTCTCGACCAGGCCGAGTGTATAGAGTGTTTTGCCGTTTCCCGGCTGCCCCGTGATCAGATTCAGCATACGGACCCCCGCCCGTCATCAGTCTATGAACTTCCACCGCGCGAGCTTCAACGCCCCCGCAGCGGTCAACCCACGCAGGATAAGCTTCGACGTGCCAGCGGACAAGACGATAGCAATCGCATCGTCTATCCGAGCCATCACGAGCAACGTCATCACGTTACCGGAGACTTGCCCTAGGCTTGCCCATAGCCCGTCCTGCAAATTCGTCCACAGCGCTTGCACGCCGATATACGTGACCACGCCAAACCCAATGCCGAGTAGCACGCGCGTAACCAGGGCCGTACCAATCGCACCGCCGACCAGGGCACCACCCAACGCTAACGGGAGAGCCATTAGACACCGCCTCGGATGAACAACATTGCACCCGCAAAATATCCCATCGCCAAGACGAACGGCGCGAACAGCAACGCCATGTCACAGCCTCGCTGCCACACATCCAGCGATAACGTCTGCCCCATGATGGAGACACTGATCGGCGTCGGACACGCCGACGCGGCGAAACCGCCGTCGGCATCGATCTCACCGACGTCGATCTGAGCCACGCCCAGGTCGCCCGCAATTTCCGCTTCTGTCGCGCCCATGGCTTCCAACGCATCGGCGGCCGTAATGTCAACGCAACGCGTACGCCATTGCTGCGCCAAGATCGCGCATGCAATCGGATCACCGGAGCATGTCGGAGCTGCGTCGCAACTCGCTCCACCACTCGCCGTCCCGCCGCCGCCTTCCCCGGTCCCGCCGCCGCCTTGCTCCGTCACCGGTGACGATTCGGTGCGAGGATCAGTAGACGCAGGGTTATTCGGATTGGCACCCGACGTGCCAGGGGCGCGAGCCGACCCCGCCACCGTCGCCGGATTGTAGTAATAGTAATTATTCGTTACGCCACCGCTGTTCGTGTGCTGAACCGTATCATTCGGCGGCGCGGGCGTCCCTGCTACGCCACTATCGGGCCGCGGAGGCATTGGGGCCGACTCGCCGCAAAAGCGCGAGCCATCGTCATTAATCCAGCACTCATCGTTATCCGTCTTGCCCAGGCACACAAATTTGTCGTTCACATAGCCGCAATTTTCACCGTAGTTCGGGGCGTCGCAATACTCCACCCCCGCTGCGCTAGTGATGCAATTCTCAGGTTCCACGTCCGGCACCGGTTCCGGTTCCGTCGGCCCTGGGGTTTCCGTCGGCGGTTCCGTGTCACTGCACGTCGCGCCGGTATTCTGCAAACGAAGAACACCCCACTTCTGCCCAGGTTCAAGCGCTGAGTTTAACCAGTGATCGTTGACGGACGTCGCCGTGACGCGGCAATTGTTATAGCAAGCATTGTCCCAGTCAGCGATGGCTGCCGCTTCATTCGTGCCAATCGCGTTGATTAACCAACCGTCATCAGAAGAGCACGCGGGCGGCTCTTCGAAGCGGCAGGCACCGGTGCGGCTTTCGTTATACCAATTGCGCGTAATCGTGCGCTGCACGCCGCCGCCGTCGGTGTATTTGTAGCGGCATGTTGCATTGAACACATCAAAAAACGTCGTCGTCTCGCCGTTCGGGCCAGTAATGACCCCTGCCGCCGTGGGGCAAGCGCCCTGGGGATTACCCGTGCCAGCGGCCGTATACGCACATTGGTTGTGATCTTCTAACGTGCCATTGGCCACGCAAAACAGATAGCCAGGCGCCGGGGATGCGACCTGCACGAACGTAAACGGCCCGGGATTCAAACACTCGGCCACCGATGCGACCGGCAGCAACGCGACCGCCAGCGCGACTAGTCGCGGAAAATGAGCCATGCAGCCCCCAGCAATGCAACGAGCAACAACCATCCGGACATGACAGTTCCCCTGGGGAGAACGAGGGCCGCCCCGAAAGGCAGAGCGGCCCCCGCCAGCGCGCTTACATCGCGCGCCGGACCCACTTGAACGCCTTGATGGCGACGAGCAGCAGCAACACCGCAGCGCCGATGGACGTCACCGGGGCCACCTGGGCGCCGATATCCGTCACGACAGAAGCGACGTTGACCGCTGCGGCATGCGACAGCACCGGCGCAAGCGCCAGCGCACCGACCAACAGACGGCCGCGCATTACATTGCCCTCCGAACCCACTTAAACGCCTTAATGGCGACGATCAGCAGCAGCACCGCACCGCCAATGGACGTCACCGGGGCCACCTGGGCGCCAATGTCCGTCACGACGTCGGCCACGTCCACCGCGGCCGCATACGAAGCGAGCGGCAGCAGAGCTGCACCCGCGCCCAACAGGAACTTACGCATTTTCAATCCTCACGAATTTGCCGAGCAATGACCCGGAACGCATACGCGGTCGCCCATAGGGCCAGGATCGCCCCGCCTATTAGCGCCGCACCATCCAGCGTCAGTTCCGGGATTGCTGACGCCGGTTCGGACCACACCACGGCACCACCCGCCGCCGTGCAAGTGTCCACGACTGAGCCAGGCACTCCCGGCGCACTCGTGGCACCCTCGCATGTCAAAACGTAGTCCATGACTTACCTCGAGAACGACCCCCAGAGGGACTGCACCAAGCCCGCAAACTTTGTTCCGGCTGGCCGTCCCCCCAGGGGCCGGGGGGTTACTTCCCCACAACCTTTTCGAGCTTCAACGAACGCGCGAGCGCCAGGCGCCCGTATGCGTCCACCGTGAACGACTCCGACGAAAGCTCATATTCGCCAGGATCGTAGGACACCACGCCATCCGACAGCGGCAACGCAAACTTTTTCACTTCCTCGGACCCGCGCAAGATCGCCGCCTGGGAACGCGCGATAAACGAGCGGCCCGTCGTGGCATTCGGAATTTCCCGCGACGTAACTTCGGCCGACTTGATGACGATTCGCATATAAACCCCCTGCCCTAGTGGGCAACTTGAAGCGGC